GTGATCAAGTCGCCGCGTGTCGCCGATGGTCTGATGGGCGTGTTATCAGAATACGGAAATCCCGAAGGAATACATGTATTGTTGTTGCGAATGAACAAGGGATCTAAGATAAGGAATATATACACCATACACCCGAAAGACTCCAAGTCAAAGAATAGAGAAATCCCGCAAATGACATCACACATGCGTGTAGCACAATTCGTATCTGAGTCATTGCTCAGCGTTTACACCGATGCAGAAGAGATAGACAACATGCAGAACCCCAATAAGTATTCAGACTTCGTCATTAACTTTTCTGACATAATGGCCAGGGGGGGTTTGTCTAGATCCGAAGACAAGTCCTTCTTTTGTGGGCACATGCACCCTGAAGGCATAAGCTTGGGAGTTCATGCTTTGGCGAAGTGCGCAGAGTGGCCTTCGTTATATACTAGCAGTTCAATACTCAGATGTGATACTTCGAGGTACACGGTGTTGCCAGACGGGGCCGACATCTCAGTAATAGATGGCATAGATGACAGAATCAGAGTCGTAATACCTAGCGGAAAGAAGCTAGTTCAATCCATAGCGGTAAAGAATTATCTACATTTTATGCAGGGAGTGAGAGCGATGGGTGGCGCCGTGATAAATACAGTGTTCTCTAGTGCAATGGATAAAATACAGAAACTTAGATGCCTCGACATTGAGGTCACCGCTGTAGCCACAACTTCTGATGATTCTGCTAGAGCAGTATTATGCAAGCGCAATAGCACATTTGACCCATCCGACGTCCATTCAGATTATATTAATTTGCCAATTGGCTTAGTCAAACACGTAATGATGAAAGATTCTGACGATAAACCGATTCTGTCACCGAAATTGGCTGAATTCAACAACGTTGCTGCAACACCCCGAGGCATGGTTACGCAAACGTTTGTACACGGACACCTGGCAATCCAACCGCTGAACGGCGACACCATATTCGCAGATATGTTATCCTGCATAGGCAATGCGAAGATGTCAATTTCGTGGGGTGACTCGATGGACCTCGTCCGGTCGATTTATGATTCGTATATTGTCATGTTGCAGCAGCGCTGGTTGATCAAAGAAGAAGAGATGGATCATCTTTTCAATTTGGGCATACTACAACGAGCGACGAAGATCTTCTTATGGGAAATTTTTGCCATTCTACTCAGGCTAAGTTAAAAGTGTTGTCGACGCTTACTGAAGAGGCTCTGAAGCAAGTCGAAGAAGAAGCACTAGATCCTTATGACGTGTTAAAGAATATACGTTTCCACAAGTCCGGCCGATCGCCAGACGTGAGGAAGGTGAGATACAGTGGACCAATTGAAAAATTGAAAATAACCGTCAGTCAAATAAATGCAGGAAGGGCAGTGCGCGGGCGTAAGGCGGCGCTGATAACAAGGCCATTGCACTTTAGTGAGAGAATGAGCGTGAAGAACAGATTTGTAAAGCTCATCATGGGGCCGG